CTGGTGGTTTATAAACGCCCATTATTCATCACTTTCTTATGTTAATACTGAAAAAATATTAGTTGCTTGGTGTGCTAATTGATTTGTTCTATTTAATAGTGTCTGAGCCTTGGTACCTGGAGCAATTACTTTTTCCATCATACTCTTTGCTACTGTCTGCGATTCGGGCGGCAGTCTATTAAACATATCGGACATAACCTTAGAAGAATTGCCAAACATATTACCAAGAGAAGCACCAGGAAAACCAGCACCAGAAGACATTAAACTACCAAACGCATCAATTGATTTCTGTACAGCCTCCGGAGTTGTTATCTTAATTGCTCCAGTAGCAGATAGATCCATAGATATATCACCAAAAGCGGTAGGAATAGTAAATGGTGTAGAGGCCAATTTATCTAGACCAAATAATGAAGTGTCATATTGAAGGCGTTGCATATTGGTAATTATTTCACCAAGAGACTGATTACCTTTTAATAGAGAAACGGCATTGGCCAAGTATGTAGTTGGATCTACCTTACCCGCTGTAGCAAAGCCACCACCCTCAGATACTTCCATTGATTGCATTAAATTAAACATACTCTGTATACCCTGAGCTACGGATGAGGTAAGCGATGATAAAATAGAACCAACTGAGAAATTAGCACCAGGTAAACCAGAAAGCATAGAACCAGTCAGAATATTACTGAAAGACTGTGTGGCCGTAGAAACGCTGTTTATTTGTTTTAATGGCATACCAGCTAGATTATATGATGCTCCGTGAGATGGAATACCTCTCAATAGGTCATGCTTATGTCTCTGCCCTTTTTCTTGTATTTGACGAATTCGAGTGCCGCCTGACGTTACCTCTTTAACATTTGGTGGAATACTAATATTTAATTCGGTAGCACCCGCTTTTTTAGGAGCATTAAACTCCATTAAATTTCTATTACCCTTCATACCGCCGTCTTGTCTATTTGTTGGTATTGAACCGAGAACAATCAATGTGGAATCGCCTGGCGGCCCGTTCTTCATACACAATAAAGCTTGACCAGGATCTACCACTCCATTAAACTGAGTAGCACCGGCCTGATTTGGAGGCATAACTACGACAGAAAAACCTAGATCACCTTCTTTTACATTATCACCGTGGACTTGTGGCAAATAAACTCGGCATAGTCCATTTTGGTTTGGATCTGGATCCGCATCATGTCCACCGACACATATACCACATAATAAGCTATTTTCTGTTGTAGGATCTTTTGGTCTACTCATATTATACTATTCCCTGCCCTGCTGTCTGCGCTACACATTCCATAGTAGTTGTCGAGAAACCACCATTTTTAATCGAATGAGTTAAATTAACAATTAAATATCTACCAGAACCATATAGTAATTTATCTTCGCGCCCAGCAGAAGCTTCGACGCCTTTTCTAGGTAGCTCAACATCGATCATTTTACCAGCGTGAAGCATTGGATTCCATGGTACTGTGAGAGATAGAGCTATTTTGTCTTGTTCTAGTAATGACATTCTAGCCTGTCTTTTTAATAGATATTTCTCAATTTCTGACGGGCACTGGTCTTGAGCTTTTTCTGTATTGTAATTAGTCTTACCAATATTCATATTACCACCGCCTAATCCGCAACCGGTAGATTGATTGCCTAATAAACTAAAGAAACCGCCAAGAAGATTGCCAAAGATACCTGAGCTAATAAATTTACCATCTGTATCAATACCATTCAGAATATCAGATAATAGGTCAAAATCACATGGAAAACTATAGGTCATAATACTAAGTGGATTACCATAACCAGAGGCCGCGCCTGTTTCAGCAAATACGAATGGCTTATTAATTGGTGGTGCTTCTTTAGTAAGTGAATAAATTGACCTGAAATGGTGTGTACCGAAGTCTTTATATGTCATGTAATGAACAAACGATGGGTCATTACCATTAGCTAGAGCAGCATTGGCCTGCTGTGCTACCACCTGAAATGGATGAATATTCTCAGCAATATAATCTCGGATTGGTGTGCTGGGTTCTACATCTAGGTTTCTAACACCAGCGCAGGTGCGTAATACTTCAGAAACAATATTAGATGGAGCAGTACATTTCCATGGTTTACTGACAAGCGATCTGGCATCATTTAATAGGCTATCATCACACGCATGGATACGGAATTGTTCATTACTGTTATTTAATAGCTTACGTTGGTCTACTCGGTATATTCTCTGAGAAACATCTAGAGTAGTATCCATTCCAAAGAAATCAAGGAGCTTTCTTTCAAGCTTAATTTCCATCATTTTATTTTTGAAATCATCATAATTCTTTGGAGGACCAACTTTACCTTCGCCATCAGGTGAGGCATGGAGGAAGCTGTTTACCAGCACAGATGTTTGAAGGCCTGGAGTTAATAGGCTCTCTCCTAATGTAATCTCACGAATCGTTATTTCTCTGGTATTCTGCTCATCAACACCATTAAACGCCACCGTAAAATCGACCTTCGACTCTTCAATTGGTGGTAAATTAACATTGACCATGCTTTATGATACTCGTCTCAAAAATGATGGCGTATTTCTATTGGTAAGAATACCAAATTCTGTATTCATTTGTGTGTAATACTCTTTCTTTATTATTCGAATGGTGCGCTTGGCCTCGTTTAATTCATCCTCATAATCATAATAGGTAACCTTATTACGATATACTGTCTGAATTACTGTCTGGCCATCTATTGTTAAATTAACTGGTGTTACATCCTGAACATCGGCCAAATCATCATAATAATCATGTGGCACACCTACTAGCTCATCATCGGTCAATAGTGATTTATTGATTATAAATCGTGTTTCCGTAGTTACCTGTGCTGCTTGATTTTCTAGCTTTACCACTTTCTCATAGTGGTGATATGAGGGTTCATTGGTGGTATCCTGTGTCCATGCGACTACCTCATAATCTTCTAATGTTTCACCGCGATCAGCTTCGGCCATGCTACGATATTTATCCGCAATATACTTAGGAAAAACAACAGAGGTCAGTGGCCAGTCATATTGAGCATCTAACATATCATTGGCATATAATATCATCCAGTGAGCCTGTGGATCACCATATATCTTGGAAGCTAATATTTCTGGTGTATCACCATCACGAATAATATAGCGAATATATGATGAGGAATTGCTTAAAGCTTCACGAATAATAGAGGTGCGGAATAAAAGATTTCGAATAGTCTGAAAGCTCGAATATTTAACACCTGATATTTGGTAGCGAATTGATGGGAATTTATCAAAATAAGTACTCATTCTTAGAATCCTTGGAGAACGCGGCGCTTGTGGACAACTTCAATTTCTCTCATACCTAAGCTAAGTCTGGCTGCTACTGGATGGCCATTAGAGAAGGTTGAATATACACCCTGTGGCGCATAGTCTACCTCAATACGATCTAGAACACATGTATTTACTCTTGGAATATTTGTATTTTCTACACCTTTATTATAGAAGGTAACATCGAATTCAGCAGGTGGAATCCACGTGAAGCCCGCTGTAGTCGAGTCTAATTCTGGTGCTGAGTGGAATCGGAGTGTACGAATAATAGCTTTCATATTCTCGGACTCTTGCTCATTTCTTGGTGCCATTAAAAATTCAAATACAAACTGGCGGAGATTTGTTTTAGAGAACATTACCTCAACTCGCGGATTAATTGGATAACCAGCAAGTCTTGAGACTTTACCAAGAAATTCACCACTGCCATTCGCTATACTAGCACCTGTCTCACCAAATACAGTACCAGCTAGAAGAGCCGCCGCACCTGTGGCCAATCCGCTAGCCATACCAGTCAAGCTTATTTCTTGAAATTCATTGATAGTATTAAATACTACAGGATTAGGCATAAACATGGCAATGGATTCTTTAATGCGGCGAGTATATCGAGGAATAGCCAATGGTTCTGATCTTAAAGCATCACCGCCTGTAACTGGGCTGGTACCGCCTACATTCTCAGCATTGCCAAAACGTAATGTGTCTACCTTTGAATATTCTTTTTCTAATATATTCTGACCAAAACCAGATCCACCATATGATGTTCTAGCCGAACCATCGCGGGCAAATACAGGAACATTAATATTAATTATCATATAATGGCCAATATAATCATTGGCCAAGTCAGCAGGAAATACGCGGTACCTAAAATCATATTCCGACTGACCTAGAGTACTATCATCAATATTATAATCTAAAGCATCGCGTGATTTTATATCTACTTCGTTAATAACTGATAGAACATTCTCGCCAGCGCGGTACATATTTTGCCCGATGCCGTATAATTCTTCCCATACCGTCATTGAATTGCCCTTGGAATTGTTTTCTATATATTTATATGAAAACTTATAAGGGCAGGTACAGCCCAAAGCACCCGGAAAAATATAAAGGTGACCCAACGGGAATCATATACCGTTCGTTATGGGAACGAAAGCTTATGGTCTATCTGGATGAGAATAAATCGATTATTCAGTGGTCATCTGAGGAAATAGCAATAC